CCGAATAGACGCTCTAAATTTATCTTGTAGAATATCGCCCTTGTGTGATATTACGAAGACATTTGTATTATCGAGGCTATGAATCAATTTTAGAAACTCATCGCAGCCATTGGTGTCAAGTGACGCATCAAATACCTCATCCAGTATTAGAAGATTTGTGCTGGCGCTATTTTTCATTCGTGCTACTGCTCTCCACGTGAACAGTAATGCCAAATCAATACGCATTTTCTCGCCCTCGCTAAATGACTCGTATGTAAAGTCGTCGCGATGGCGCGATAAAATCTTTTCCTCGAAGGCCTCATTCAATTCGAATTTCACGAAAAAATCCATAGCCGCAAGATATTTGTTTACCAACGCATTGATAACGGGAATATATTGCTTTATGATGCGAGACTTGATACCGGTGTCTCGCAAAATAACACTTCCGATATCATGCACTTCGCGAGCCCGAATAGTACTCTCATGAATAGCATTAAAGCCATCAAGTTTCTGTTTAAGATCATCGATCATTACGGCTACTTCCGTTATTTCTTTTTTCGATACTTCATCGATGCGATCGGAAAGAATAGCCATTTCACGCTGATCTGTTTTTATCTGTGCATTTAATGCGCTTATATTTTTCTGCTTAATCGAAATTCTATTCTGAATTGATGTTATCTCATTTAGTCTGTCAGTGACCGTATTCAATTGATTTGATAGTGTTATCATAGCCTCGTTGATTGTGGCCACTACTGCATTCTTTTCAAGGATTCGATTGTCGCGGAAAGAATCATCAATTGGCTGAATGCAGGTGGGACAGGTATCATTATCTCGATAGAACGCAATGACTTTTTTTGTAACACGAAGTCTCTTTTCCAGACTCGACTCGATCTTGTCAATATCGGATAGTTTTGTTCTAATAGCGCCACTATCGCTTATCGTTTCAGTTAGTGTATCGATTTCTTGTTCAATATCATTCACTTGCTGTTGTATCGTTGCAATACGATTGTTAATCGTGAATTGTAACCTTTTGCATTCCTCGATCACTCGATTACTATCGCGAGTCTCCCTGTCGCGATTCAATTCTTGCATAGATATTAAATTTTGAGTAGATTCTATATTCTTATTGTTAATTAGATACGTTTCTCGTAATTCAGCTATACGAGTCTTAAGTAGAGTACTCATAATCGAAAATACTCTAATGTCCAAAAGATCCTCGATAACTTCGCGGCGAATCGCGGTAGATAATTGCATGAAGGGCACAAATGAGGCCGATCCCAGAACAACAATTTGCGCAAACGATTTCATATTCATACGTAATATGGTTCGTTCGAGAATTTCCTGATAATCTTTTATGGCGGCCGGCTGATTAAGTAACTCACCATTTTGATATATTTCAAATATGCTGGGCTTTAATCCTCGTATAATCTTAAAGGATTTACCATATGAATCGAATTCAACTTCTACGACAGCATCGCGGTTGTTTATCGTATTGATCAATTGATCTTTCTTGACCTTACGAAAAGATTTACCGTATAGCCCAAAGCATAGAGCATCGAGAATAGTCGATTTACCCGCGCCATTTGAGCCCACGATCAACGTATTTGGAGACTTATCAAGCCTTATTTCCGTAAATACATTGCCCGTTGAAAGAATGTTTTTCCACCGCACACACTTAAATTGTACAGACATTTATCGTCTCATGCAGCATCAGTTTCCATACTTAAGGCTTCATCGTATAGTGATCGCATTAATGCGTCGAGTTCGGTCTTGTTGATGTCGGTCTCAAGATTCTTAACATAGCTTCTTAGAATAGTCATAGTATCTTCTGCACTATTTATGATGTCGGCATCACTTAGATTATCTTGATTATTATGATCTTCAACGATATCAACATCTAGAGGTCCGGCTTCGTATATCTTACCGAGCCACAAATCAAACCAATACGGGTTTGTCTTAGTATGTACGACAACCTTTACATATGTATTTTTTAGATATTGAAAATCATGCTCGATTAGTTCATTCATAGTTTTATTTTCATCATTATACCATATCTTATGAAACATACGGAGTGGATTAATGATATATTCAAATTCGCGTGTATTAGTATTGAAGATATGAAAGCCTCGTGAATCATCGTAGTCATTCCACGTCATTTCATACGGTGCGCCAAGATAATGAATGTTGTCTTGTGTGGATTTACGATGAAAATGTCCGCTGGCTACAATATCGAACTTATCGAACTTCGCAGCATCGAACCCTTCATGGGAGGCCACTCCACGATGCATTTCGAATCCCTTGATTTCCAAATGACCAAACATGATCTGCGAACGAGTGGACTGAATGATATTCATGCATTCTGTGTAATTGCCCGAATTAATCCAAGGCATTAGAAGTATATTACATTCATCGAATGTCATTTCAGTTGGTTCAGAATACAAATGAAGATTGGGCTGATTGCTGAAAGTCTCGCGTAGGGCATTGATTTCATTTGTGTTTCGATATGGAACATCGTGATTGCCCACAATCGCATGAATATCAATACCAAGATTTTCGGCACGCTTCATAAAATGCTCGCGTAGCATACGAAGTGTCACATAATTAATATACTTACGCCTATCGACAATATCGCCCAGATGGAGTATCGTAGTGATGCCTCGTTTCTCAATTTCTGGAAAGAATATCTCATTATAAAATCGAACGAAATAGTCAAGGAATTCTCGACTGTCCGACCGCGCGCCCCAATGAGTATCTGTTATAACGGCAATTTTCATAACATACAGTATACGCCTATTCTGGCTGGGTGTCAACAATTATTTTTTTACTTCGCCTACTTTTCGATGCTTCAAATTCTTCCATGAAGCGAAGCATCTGGTCTTGACTCCATTCGCTATACGATGTATCTCGGCGATCTATTCCACGAGGATCATCATGTTCCTGAATATCAGATAGAGTGTTGTTTAAGATGCTCATCTGTGTGGCCGCGTGCTTGGTATATAGCTGCTTTTTTTCTTTCTGAATTCGGCGCAGAAAGGCATAGAAGATAATCTGAGTAAAATAGGCGAAGGGGTTCTGAGATTTCTTTGGATCAAAATTATGAATATATTGTAGACAATTTTCTATACCATCACATATCATTTCGTCTTTGAACGAATACCCGATAAAATTTGGCTTATGCGCCAAATGCGTAGCAATCTTCATGATGCATTCAGCCACATAATTAGATATCCGCGGCGGAAGAGTATTATTTATCTTTGCTTGCCTAAGTTCTTTTTTATAAGATATCATTGCACTATGTAACCGCTTGTTATCGACATAGTGATTAGACTTCGCGTATTCGGTTTTCTTGGCGGCCGCCGCAACAGTAGTCTTAGCAGCAGGTAACATTGGGCGCTCCATAATTAATTAGTGGAGAATTCTATTTGTCGGTGCTCGCTCGTCCTCAGTATCAGATTCATTTGCCATTTCATCAGATAGAGATAGCATACGATAATCGTCGCTATGAGTTTGGGCAATTATTCTATCGTAATTCGCCTGAACATAATCTGGTATTTCCATAATTCCAATCATCGTATCTTTATTTAGAGTGTAATTACCTGCCATCAATTCGCGAATAGGCACCCATGGATATATAGTAGTCACCAGGCGACCAACTGTCGCAAATGTATCTATTTTAAGAGGATTAGTAATTACAATAGTGTTTGCGGTCTCATCGACCAGTGTAGCCAATAGATTTTCCCCCGCATAGGTCTTGATATAAATTATGCTCATATCAATTTCTCCTTATCTCCTTAGTTCTATGTTATGAAGCTCGTATGGAAATGACTCGGCATTATATAATTTTACTCTTTCAATAAGATGCTTCAGTGTATAGTTTTTCTTATTTCGGTGCGTTAGATCGTCTGCAATATCGAATAGTCTACATTCATCTTTATCATTTGATAATCGAAGGCCTCGACCAATAGACTGAAGTGTTCTGATTTTGCTTTTTGTCGGGCTTGCGAATATAATATTATGAAGTCTTCTTATATTTATACCTTGACTAAAACAGCCATAGCTGGCTACGATGATTGCATTATTAGTCTGTTCTGCGATAGATCGTATAGTCTCCCGATCTTCGGCCTCAACCTCACTCGATACAAAAAATACGTTATTATGAGTACATTGCGTCTTTATCGAGTCATGAAGTATTCGTCCATGTTTATCGACATATGCGAAGAGAATCAGCGTATTGCCCTTAAGTGAATTGGCTAAATTCACAATGAATTTATTTCGTTCAGGTGATTCTATAATGTATTGCAGTTCACTATGATAGGGTTCATTGTGTAGCAATTTAGCTGCTTCTTTATCATGCTTCAATACTAGTATCTTGATTTTTAATTTGGCCAACGATCCCTGCTCCATAAGAGTCGCAGTATTGATGACTTTCTCAATTACACCAAACAAACCAGTAAGAACCAACTCATTTACTTCTGCGCCATCTAATGTGCCGGTCATGCCAAATCTATATTGAATGTGACTCATTTTTGTCATGATTGAGATAAGACTCTTGGCTTTATAGATGTGTGCTTCGTCGCCTATGACAACTTCAAATGAGTCGTAATATTCGGCTGGCTCGCGGTAGATAGATTGCCATGTTGATATAGTTATACTTGCATCAGTAGCTTTCTCTACACCGGATATCACGGCGTGTATGGGTTCATCGTATCCGTATGACTTAAAATCCTTTACAAGCTGCAATACCAAAGATACCGTAGGTACAACTATTAATGTTTTCTTATTATAGAATCGCGTAATCATATACGCAATCAGGCTCTTACCACTAGCTGTCGGAGATACTAGAACAGCGCGCCGATTTCTTACAGCCTGAATAAATGCACGCAACTGATAATCGCGTGGTGCTATGGGAAGCTGAAGTGCTGCTATAAATTGCTCAGCTATATTGGCTGAAAAATTAGTCGTGACTGATAGCTGTGTATTATCGCATACTGTGTAATTACGTTCATTTGCGAATTCGACTACACTAGAGGCCAAACCAGCAAATAAAGTCCGCTTTCTCGGATCGAGTAAGCGTATTTTTCCGTCCCATATCTTATGACGATACGAGGGCGAGAACTTGGCTCCGGGCACATCGAAAGTAAATCGGTCGGAGAGTTCGCGCAATATTGAATCATCACATTGTAAGCGAATATAACTTTCCGATATCTTGTCTATCGTTATACTAACCACCGGCGGTAAATTTTCGCCAAGACATAATATTTCCGATTGAATTATTACGAAATCCAATCTGTCTGACTATATCGGTCAATATGCGAACCTTTTCAAGTTGAATGTCTAATTTACGTGCAAGTTCTATCATAATAGGATCTGTCTCTATAAATTCATTAACGTCTGACTTTGACAGCCTGCGACGATTCTGTTCTTTGTTCAGTTCCTTAAGATCCTCTTCGGTAGAAGCTCCACGATAATAATCATATAGCTTTCGCCATAAGGTTTTTCGATGAACTTCTAGGCCACGGCGCACATCCTCGGCCTGACTAAGCCATTCCACATACTTGCTATGTAATGACATATTACGCATCAAAACAAGATCATCCACATCTAACTTATCATCGATATGGGAATCTATTTTCCATTCGTCTATAATTTCTGTTTTTTTCATAAAGCATCATATAACAATAAAAATTCATTGTCAAGTTAATACTTCTACATCATATCGAAGATACCGAAATGATGCTGTAGCTTCCAGATATTCAACATCGGCTGCGGTCGAGTCAAATGTTAATTCGGTAATAGATGTGGGAAACATATCGCGAAATAATATGTTTACCGTTGGATTCTTATGCGAAGATAGAACGATAAGTGTACCATCGCTAATCATAGAGAGATGAGAACCTTCTCGCGTGCTTGGAATATCCGAAGCCCGCGATAAATTGCGCGTCTGATTCAAACTTACTGGATGTCCTAACCCAGTAAGCCAATTATGAATTTCGAGATAATTGGCCATGTTTTCATCGACCCGAAATCTAAGAGATAGTGAGTCATATGTAATTCGATCACCAATTCTGGGAATAGTTAAAAGCGGAGATGATTGTTCGATGACTGTCATACTAATAGTAGGTATTTGTACTGATTGACAGAAATAGTTTACGTTGGGCAGTTTCTTAATGACAAATTTAAAGCCAAGAGGGCTTAGAAAATTTGGATTGGTGGGCTGATTGGCTAATACGCTCATATTTTAAAATTCCTCTTATATGACTATATTTATATTAGCGTTTTCACCCCACAAAAAATAGGGCTTGGATTTTACTCCAAGCCCTAAGTTATGTATACAGAAACAATTGCGAACTTTCCTGTATACTGTTGGCGCTGTTTTGGGTAACCTTACATTAGGTTAGTGACCTTGACGAAGCGGTAGTATAGGTTCTGGTTGTTCGTACCGACTCCGCCGATGGCGCCAGTTCCATTTGTTGTGGCAAATGGATTCGCGATTATGCCGTAGCGTGTCTTGAAGCCAATCTTAGGCTGGAAAGTATCCTGACCAACCGCACGAACCATCTGAAGAGGAACGTATGGGCAGTAGAATAGACCAGCATCAAATGCGCTTGACCCCTTATAGCCGAGTGTCAGATAATGAGATCCGGCCGAAGAGGAGAAGTAGGGATCGACGTAGACCTTGATACGACCGCCGAGAACACCAGCAAATGTGTTGCCAGTATCATCAACCTGTAGCTGATTAGCGAGTGCTGGAGTGTAATCGAGAACACCAGCCATCTGAAGTGCTGAAGCAACGTCGCTAGAGCAAAGCATCACGTTGCCCTTACCGCGACGAGTGGTCTTAGAAATCGCGTTAGCTTCGCGTTCCACCTGGAATAGAAGACCCTTGAACTTCTCAACCATCCATCGGCCGTTAGAATCAACATCGAGGTTGAAAGTACCAGCAGTCGTCACGTTTTCCTGAGCGCCAGCAGAAGCCGAGAAGTTGATTGTACGAACAACTTCACGATTGATTTCTGCAAGAATTTCAGAAGATAGAATATTTGCGAGTTCTGTTTCAGCATCGAGACCATGAACGGCCTTGAGATCCTGAGCCAGTTCCATCGTATACTCGGCCTTGAGAGCGCGAGATACTGCGGTTACGGCAATCTTTTCAATCGAGAATGCCATTTCCTGGAACGCATTGCTTGAACCATCACCGCGAGCTTCAGCAACTGCCGTCGAAACGCCTGTAGACACAGTATACGTTCCAGAAGTTGCGCCAGAGGTGCGAGTTGTAGGATCATTGCCAGTCTGCGCTCTACCAGTGGCGCTGTTAGCCACAACCAGCTGTGACGCTGTGTTACCAGCGGCTGCACGCGAGAAGGTTGTATTAGCTTCATTGAAGAGTGCTTCGGTGCCGCTCTGGCTGCTGAAACGTGAACGCATTGCGAAAATCAGGCCAGTTGGACCTGTCATTGGCTGCACGCCGCAGATGTCGTATGCGATCAGGTTTGGCATAGAGCGACGAACCAGAGAAATCAGCACTGGATCGAATATATCGACGGCTCCGTCGCCGGCGGTCGAGCTTGAAGCGCCCATTGAGTTAACGGGAGCAGCTTCGCCGAGTAGAGTGGGAGAAGTATAACCGCCAGAACCTAATGAGTGTTCACGAGCCGACTTCTCTTGATTTTCGAGAAGCTGAGCAGTTACGGCACGGCGATGATGATCCTTAATTTCAGAAAGATCGGGGTGACTAAGTACTGGGCCCCACTTTTCCATTAGCTTATTAACAGACATATTGATCTCCTTTGTTATTCGTCTTATTTATAAGAATTACTTCTTGAGTGAACGAGATATTGCATTCATATAGTTCCGCATTGCAGGGTCGACGGGAACTGATTCCGCGTCATTTTCAGCGATGGGCTCGTCATCTAGGGTGACTTGAGTTCCGAAAGTCGTTGGGTTAGGGCTTGGGAAATACGCTTCGCGTAATGTCTTGAGCTTGGCCTTGAAGTTTTCGGGATTGATGTACTCAATAGCTTCGCTAAGCGATTCGAGCTTTGCGATCTGCGTATCAGTCAGACCCTCAGATACTTCTACAGTAGCAACTTCACGTTCGAAAGAACTAATTTGCTTCTTCAATTCAATATTCTTAGTAATTTCCTCATTGAGTGAAGATTCCAGTGCCTCGACCTTAGCAGCCAATTCTTCGACCACATCTGTCTTACCTTCTGGAATATTTACATAATGCTCCGAGAAAAGAGTATGAAGTCCAGTTAGAAACTCTTCAGTCATTTGAGC